ACGTTGTTCAATTGGTCTTGATACAGCCTTGAATATTGTTCAGTAGCCAGCGGCAAGTTAGGCGCAGCTACCTGACTAAGTTCAAACTCTGACGTAACAATCATCGTCATGAGTTACCTCTGCGACCGTCTTGTTTGATGTCAATACGTGGGCTACCTAATTGCCATGCGCAACCCAACTGATTGCTTTCAACTTTTAAGATCATTTGACGGCCACGCACTCTGACATAAACCTGCCCAGTAAACTGCTCAACCGGAACTGTTGCACTACGCACAATGGTGGCATCGCTATTGCCACCCAAAGAGATTGGGCTGTTGAAGCCGGAACCAGAGTTCTGCATTGGGGTCAAAGTCATAGTGACTTGTGGAGATGCTGTATCAGAACCCACAAAAGTAATGTCCGGTAGGATGCGCCATACAAACCCCAAATGATCGCCATCATCAATGTCAAATTCAGTGGTTTCAATTACTGAATTAATTGGCAATGGCACTTCGGTGGCATTATCATCATTACCTAGTTCATGGTAGACAATGTTGCTGATTGTGGTTGCCGCCATTGGGTTGTTTCGCAAGCCTGAGTCAAGCCATGCGGTTCTAGCCATTTCGCCGTAATACCATACGCCTTCGCCGTTGTTCTCAAGATAGTTATAGACCACATATCGGTCAATTTCGGTGGAGTTTTGGGAGCAGTAGAAAAACCAGACTTCATTAAAACCTTCGTTGGTGCTGGCAAAGAACTGATCTTGTTGCAGCAAATTAATATCTTCAAAAATAAACTTACGTAAGTCGCAACGCAAAGTTTGCAAACGACCGTCGTATTTATAAAACTTATCAACGCCCATCCAGTAAATCACACCAGAAGCAATTGCTGCAGCGTTCTGGCTGACAATAGAAATGTTATCGCCAAGCAGCTGAGTACTCCAAACAACAGGGGGGCCTTGGTATTGGAGCGAGTACAAAGCAGAATCCGAAAACACAACAATTTCTTGACGGGTTTGAATCGCCGTAACAATCTTAGATCCGTGGGAAAGCAACAAGCTGCCCGCTTGATTTGTAGCCGCTGGCGTCCAGTTTGCTACGTCTTCTTGATCTGACCAACGAAGCAACATTGGGTTTTGCGTAGCGCTGCCATAGTCGTTAGTACCGAATGCAAACACGAACCGGTTAATTGCAGAAACCATTAAATAATTTTGTATGAGCGGGACGTCTGACGCGCCAGCCAAACTAGACACTAACACTCCGCGGGAAGTGATGCCGGTTGTGTTATCCCAATAATACATAGGACCACCACGAAAACCGAACACCAGATTTTCGCCAAAGTTAGATTGCGCCCACAGACGAACTGTGGATACGCCAACGCCAGAACCCCAAGGCCCTGCGCCCCATGCGCCTGCGCCCCACCCAAGGAGAGGTAGAGCATAAGCTGAGCCAATGCTAATTTGGTAGGCCGCCACTACAGATGCGCCGCCGTAGCTTCCAGCTGCAATAGCTGAAGAAGTTGTAATGGTGTACGTATCTGCAGTTAAAACAGTGATTTGGAACTCAGCATTAAAGATAGTGTCGTAAGTACCTGTAGCGCCGCTAAAGGTCACAAAGTCGCCGGTTATACCGCCGTGTGCAGTATCTGTAACAGTTACAGTCGTTGTGCCGTCACCAGCAAATGGATTGTTGTTAATGGTTGTAGCCGGAGTTCTTAGTGGGGTAATGTCGTTATACACCCCACCCGACTCAATATAAAACTTTAAATTTGTACCGAGGCCAAGGTAGTTAGCGCCGCCTAAAGTTACCCAGTTCCACAAAGAGCGGCACACGCCTAAAAAATAATTTGCAGACAGCCTTGTCCAACCACCAATTTTTTCGGGCGTACCTTGACGGAAACGGACATTGTTAGAAACAAAGTATCCGTTTTCATTGGTGTAGCGTGTATTTTCTCTATTCACGCCAGCCTTCTGCTGAAGCTTTTTTAACATGGGCAGTCCTAGGATAAAAACACGGCCCGCTCGTCAATACGGCGATTCTGTAGCCCTTTGAGAATTTTACCCCCCGCCATGCAATATTTCAACAACTCTTCTGCTGCACCGGCCATATCACCACGCAGTACCTTTTGACGCAGAGTTGAACGCTGGAGAGTGCCCAGTCCTACATTGAAAGCAAAAGATACCAATGCGTCAAACTGTCCTTGAGTAAGAGGCACAGGGCAATAAGTAGCCACGCCTTTCTCAAACCGAGCAAGGTCTGCCCTAAGTATTGCATCTACTTCCTCCATTGAGTGTTTACGCATAGCCTCTGGCGGGGGCACAAAGGCATCGCGCTGATCTATCTTGAGCTTACCCTGCTCTGGGAACATGACATGACCAACCCCAACAGTCCACAGCTTTGCCGGACATTTATAGGGATTCTGCCTCACGCCCTCGTGGTGCATCACCATCTTAATAGCTTTAGGACTGATTTTCATTTGCCAAACGCCCGGCCACCAAAGTGGAAAGCAATGATTGATGCAAACAAAGCTTGGGTGTCAGAGTCCCACAACATCTCAGCCAGCTCGGTAAACGGCACACCACGGCTCCAGCCATAGGCAAACAGGCCGATGTCAATGAACAACAACAGGAAGAAGAAGCCGTAGGTAATGACGGGGCGAACAGAAGCGCGAAGGTTCTTCATCCATGTAGATGTACCTTCGTTTAAACTTGTGTCGTGAGCGTAGATTGCCTGCATCTCTGCCTGCTGCGCACCGATTAAAACCTGTTTAATGTTGGCCGCGCTCTCTGTTTCCAGCTGCTCAGACTTGATGTGTTCAATGCGCTCTTGCGCCTCAAAGCCAGCCTTACGCAGTTCCAGCTCACGGGTGATCTGCATCTGGGCTAAGTTTAGCTCGTGCTTCTTATCTGCCCTGTCTTGGAAGAATTCTAGAATCTTGGGCAAACCACCCATCAAAAACGAAATTAGCGTGGAGAGTAGTGTCAGCATAATGATCCTTTACTGTTTACTTTTACTGAGCATAGTACTGGCAATCAATAACATGCTCATTTCTTTGTGTACATCTTTGGGTTCTTTTTCCCACCCGACAGTAATCTGTCCAACAAACCTGCCCTGCTCTGGCGGGACACTTACACGGCATCCAAATCTTACGCCCTTGTCAATATACCAAAGACCAATCTCACTTTGAGGCACATTGTATTCACTGCAAGGTATCTCATTGGCCATCAATGCAACCACATCACGGTTGTTGGCTGAACTCTGTGTAAACAGCCCCACGTCTAACCCTTCATGAGTTCTGTCCCTGCCCTCGCGGGTATACGCACGGTACAGCACCCTTGTGCCAAACAAAGGGTTGACTTTGAATATCGCAACCACCGCCGCATTGGTGTTCTTAAACAAATGCGCCGCAACGTCTTCCGCCCTGTCCTCTGCAATCGTTGGGAGCTTCTTATTCTCTTTGTACGCCTCAAACAAAAAGGCTTGGTTCTGCCAGACAAAGTATCCAGAGAAAGCAAACACCGCCATGAGTATCAGCGCAAACAGTTTAAACGGGCTATCCACATAGGACAGCACCTTACTCAATACGTCTGCTGGCTTCTCGTCACTCATAGACCAACCATTCCAAGTACTTTATTCACAATCTTGTCCGAAATGAAATTCGGCAATATCTTGATGAAGTCTAAAAACAGATTTGCACCCCACCAAGCACCAATAATCTTGAAGCTCATGTCAGCGGCTTTTTGGTACTCGTTCACCGCCCGCACCTCACTTTAGCGCAGTGCTCCATGACCTCGTAGACTCCAACGTACAACATAAACAACAAGATCGCAAGGCCACCCAGCATCAGGCCAAACTCCAGTTGCTCCTGCTCTTTCTGCTTGCGCTTCTTCTCTTCTTCCTTCTCGCGCCTAGCGGTGTGTGCATCTTCCACATCCATAGCCTGCGCTCTGGCTTTGATTTTGTTCCACACATCAATCTTGCCCGCCTGCATGAACAGCATTTGCAGGTCAGCCTCAAACGTCTTGGCTTGGTCAAGCGCCATCTCAATTTGAAGCGCAGTCCCCATAGAGGAACCGCCTTTTTTCTTAGACTCTACAACAGCCTTCGCCGCAGTTGACTTAGCATCAAAATACTTACCCAACATTGGCCCAAGCGAGGCCACATCATCTACCGTCTTGGAAGCCTGCTTAATCAGTTTTACTGCGGACTGAATACCGGCTAGCGCGGTAATTGGGTCAATCACACTGCCCCCTACTTCTTTCTAGTTTAAGTCATTGACGCAGTAAGAGTAATCAAAGATGCCGTAGCTACAATGTTTGATCCCCCACTATCAGTAGCAATCTCTATGGTGTAATCTGCTGTTGTAACGCCAAAACCGCTGGTGCGCGTAACGTCGATGCTCTGAGTAGTGTTTAACTGTAGCCACCCAGTACTAGCTGTTGCCGAGTTACCTGCCCCACCAGAGAAAAATGTTCTTGTAAACCGAATCCAGTATCCCGACCCAACGCCAGTAGTTGTAGGTGTTGCCCAGTTACCGGACTTACTTGCACTAGCTTCAAGGGTAGCGCTCCAAGTACCGTCAGAAAGAAAACTCAGAGTGGCACTGGACGGGTCACCTACGGCAAAAGGTGTTGCGTCAAAAGGCTCGTTAGAAGTTACTGACGATAAAGAAACTGTAACGTTTGACCTGCCATACAAAGAGTTCATGCTCCAAGTAGAGCCGCTAGTGCCGCTTACGCCCGCAAGACTGCGCACAACGCTGTCATTCATAGACACCGTTTGGTTATACGGAGCCGCCCTGCCCAGTTCAAAGTTAACGCTAACTGGACTGGACGTGCCCCCCATGTTGAGGGCACCAGATGATGGCATTGTCATGATTTACTCCTTGGCTTTTAACTGCTTTTCCAAAGACACAACACGTTTAGCCAACTCAACTACCGCTGCAAGAGCCGCGTTACCGTAAGACACACCAAGAATGCCGTCTTTCTGTTGAACCGCATCGGGCATGACTTTTTGCAACGAGCCAGCGCCAACACCAACTTGAGTCAGCACTACGTCAACACGATCATAGATACCACTCTGCACTTGCGCAAGCTGCTCGATGAAGTCATCAGGGAAGCCACGCCAATTCATTTTTAACGATTCATCAGAATAAGCCGTGATGTTGCCGCCGCAGGTTAAGTCTGTGCCGTTGTAAGTCAATCCAGAGCTACCAACGTTTGCGCTTCCGTTGTTATACAAAATTTGATTGGTTGTAGCACTTGAGGCAGGGCCGGGAGCGCCTGTAGGTCCAGTAGGTCCAGTAGGTCCAGTAGGTCCGGGAACGGTTGAAGCTGGGCCGGTAGGGCCGGGTGGGCCGGGGACGGTCGAGGCAGGCCCAGTGGGTCCTGTAGGTCCAGTGGGTCCGGGGCTTCCAGTTAAGCCGGTAGGTCCAGTAGGTCCAGTGGGGCCAGTTGGTCCGGGAACTGTAGAAGCGGGGCCTGTTGGTCCAGTGGGACCCGTAGGTCCGGGTGCGCCTGTGGGACCTGTGGGACCTGTAGGCCCTGCAACTCCAGCAGCCCAAACGCCATCACCACGCCAGAACGTGCCAGACGAAGCGCTGGTTCCGCTGTTTAAATTAGTTACAGGCAAATTGCCTGTGACGTTGGAAGCTAAATTAACAAACTGAGTAGAGGTAGTCCCCGTACCGCCGTTAGCGATAGGTAGTGTACCTGTAACGCCAGTAGAAAGAGGCAAACCAGTAGCGTTTGTTAGCGTTACTGAAGAGGGTGTTCCTAAAACCGGTGTGACTAGCGTAGGTGATGTTGACAATACACTATTACCCGAACCCGTAGAAGTTGTAACGCCAGTGCCACCGTTGGCAACAGGTAGTGTGCCGGTGACCTGAGTGGCCAAGCTAACGCCTGTAAGTGCCCCACCCAAAGTTAAATTGCCAGTGCTTGTAACAGTACCGCTTAAACTAATGCCATTTACAGTACCTGTTCCTGAAACCGAAGTAACTGTGCCCCCCGTATTTGAAGAATTAATTGTCTGATTAGGCCAAGTGCCTGTAATAGAAACATTTGTTCCCGCAACTAAAGCAGGGGTAGTTGTGCCTGTACCGCCATTTGCAACCGGGAGCGTACCCGTGACACCAGTTGTTAAAGGAAGCCCCGTAGCGCTTGTAAGCGTTACTGAAGAGGGTGTACCCAAGGCTGGTGTAACCAATGTTGGGCTAGTAGACAATACATTATTGCCTGAACCTGTAGAAGTTGTAACGCCCGTGCCGCCATTAGCAACGGGTAATGTACCTGTGACGTTGGAAGCTAAATTAACAAATGTTGTAGACGTTGTGCCTGTACCGCCATTTGCTACAGGTAGCGTACCTGTGACGCCAGTTGTTAGAGGGAGACCTGTAGCGTTTGTTAGCGTTACTGAAGTGGGAGTGCCAAGCGTTGGAGTTACCAGCGTTGGGCTGGTGCTTAGTACAGTATTACCAGAACCCGTGGAAGTTGTAACGCCCGTACCGCCAGAGGTAACAGGAAGTGCAGTGCCAAGAGCCAACGTAGACAAATAATCAATCTGATTGCCAACGTCAGTGCCGTTGTTATACACCACAGTACGCTTGCCAGATGGCACAGATACACCGGCCAACCCAGTGACCTTCACCGTGACGGCAAAGCTGCTGTTGTTAATAATGATGTAAGGCTTTTGGATGGCTGGAACGTTGAGCGTACCTGCAGCGGATACTGCACCGGCTGCGATGTTTAAACACAGTGCCCGTGCGTTCTGGGCTGTATTGGTGTTTGTCAGCGTCAGCGTAGCTACGTTTGTAGTAAAGTCTGCTGAAGTTAGGGTGGCCATGCCAACAATCGCCTGCTCAATGGCGGTTCCAATATTGGTATTTGTTGTTCCGCCCCACGCACCAGACTGCTCACCCGTCGTGATTAGCTCAAATTTAAGATTGGAATAGGTACTTGACATTTTTAGTCCTTCAATATTTCAACGAAAACGCGGGCCGTTAAACCACATCGTAGCCGAGTAACGAACACCAGAGGTTACAGGGATAACCCTATGCTCTAGAATAGATGGGAACGCAATCATGGTCCCCTTTTTCAGCGGTGCTGTGTAGTCGCTGTACAGCCTCACTTGGAACTCACCCGCCTCAAACTCATCGTTTAAAAGACAGACCACGCTTATTTTGCGCTCAGTCGGAGTCCCCGCCAATGTGAAGGTGTCGGTGTGCCATGCGTAGTGTTGCTCTGGCCCGTACTCGGCGAACTGAACATTCTCGCGGCCCGTAATGTGGTAGTCCCACTTACAGACCTTGTTGGCTTCTAGCGCAAACTGCTCAAACCTGTCACCAAGCCAGTAGTCACTGTTGCCAAAACGCACATTGGTGTTACGCGTGCTGGTATTCTTTTCGGTCCCGTCTACCCCCATAGTTGCGTCACGTACCTC